TGCTCTTCCGATCTGGTACTCGCTTCTGAGACATGCTCACTGCTCCGTTTCTTCAAGGTCGATTGATAGGAACGACTGCGCCTCAGCATCGCTGAAGCCAGCCGCTTTGCCGGCTGCGACCACGCCAGAACCGGCATCCGTCAAAGTCTTGGCCGTGCGCGCTTTTATCTCTGTGACCTTCGCCACGTCCTCCGGCTTCTGGCCGTAGACAGGCGGCCAGTCTACCTGGTACTCGCCGCTGGTTGGCTCCTGCAAGACGCCGAACAGGATCAGCCGGTCAATCAGCGGTTGAAGAATAACCGGCCCGGCGTACCCGATCTGGCGATCCTCGATGATCATCTGCAAGTTGTCCTGGTCGGTGTTGGACGCAAGCTCGCCGCGCTCCGAACCGATCAAGACGCGCTGCGGGATGTCTGTGGCCGCCGCGATCTGGTCGATGATGGCCGACACGATGGGACCAGGATCAGGCACGTCGCTGCCCAGCGCGTTGACATTGGCCCCCGTGGTGCGAATGACGCGGCGCATCCTGTGCAGGTACTCGTCGATCTCGTCTGACAGGCCATCTGCCTGGTCAGGATCAAGCTCGAAGCCGTCCCGAATGTCCACGTGCAGGCCACGGTTGGCGTTGATCCAAGCGGCTTCTGCACTTCCGCCAATCGCCTTGTCCAGGTTGATCAGGTCATTCCAGGGCGCTTCCAGTCGCGGCGTGCCAAAGACAACACCGCTATCCGTTTCCTCGGCCACATGAATCACCCGTGACCAATGGACCTCGACCAGATCATTGTCCACTTCTTCTGCCAGCTTGATGCTGTACATGACGGGCTGGCCAAAGCGAGAGGACTTCTGGTCTTCGTCGTACTCTTTGATCTCGGCATCGCCCTCGGTGAAGGCATTCAGATACAGCAGCGTGGCCGGCCCGTTCAGGCTGCCGACCGTAACCGGCTGATCCAGCGCCTGCCCATCCGCCAGGCCCAGCAGTAGCACAGCGTAGCGCCCGATCCCGGCCAGCCTGTCCACGGTGCGGCAAAAGCGCAGCACGTGTTCTGTGCGCTCCAGCCTGCGCCAGTCATCCAGAAACGGCGTGGACCCCTCGGTATCCGGCAGGTTGTCGAACTTGCCGTCCCGCAGCACTGGCGGCTTGCGCCAGGTGTACAGCACAGGAACACGGACGATGCGCCTGGCCATGCCCTGGCGACGGTAGCGGCCCCAGTAGTCGCCGAAATCGATGTCGCCCAGGCCAGGGTAGCCCAGTTCCGCGTAAACGTCTCGGTCGCCTGTGTGGGTTGCTCCAAGCTCAGACGCCAACAGCCTGCGTGCCGCGCTGCTGGAAATGTTCAAGGTGATCTTGTCCATTGTCGTTTGTCCTATCGCCGGCCCCAAGAGCCGGCGCTGCGCTTCGCCTCGAAGCTGGCCACTGTGGCGTAGTTCTCAGCGTGAGCATAATGGTCTGCCCCGGTTTCGATGTACCGGGCGATCTCGATACCGCTTGGCTGGCGTTGAACAACACGCACAATCGCCTGAAGCTGCTCGTAGTACCGTGGCAGCGACCTGATGTGTCCAGGTAGCGTGTTCTCGCCAGCAGTGAAGCGGTGAACCGTCTCGTCCAACGTCCTGGTGCGGTCCACCGTGACCGTGCCCATCCAGCCTTCTGGTCCACGCTCGTCTTTCCAGCTTACCGCTTCGCCGGCCTTTCCGCCGTCTGAGTAGTAGGCCAACCAGCACACGCGCGCCGGGAACATGGCCTGAAATTCACGCGCCTTGCGGGTTTCTGGCAAGGCGTCCATCACGATCCGCGAGACCCGGAAGCGCTTGGCAATGTCCGCCGCTTCCTCGAAGGTCATCACTTCGCCGGCCCAGCGCATGTGCCGGCCTGTTCCCTGGTCCAGCGCACGAACGACCACGTTCAGCACCCGGCCAACGTCTACACCCATGACCGTTGTCTCGCCTACAGCCGTGGCCGAGCTAAAGGCATAGTCCCGCTGGCAGGCGTCCAGAATGCTGGCATCCAGTCCACCGCCACGTGGCCGGTACGGTAGCGCCAGGTCCTGGTTGAACGCTTCCTGGCGCTTGCTCTCGTCGGTTGTCAGGAGGGCCAGGACCACCGATAGCGGATCGTTCTGCGCCGTGGCCAGCTTGTTGAACGAGTACCCGGTGATCGCAGCGCCAGGATTCTGCGGCACCCAGCGCCCATCTGCCAGGCGATCCAACTCAGCGCCGCACTGTTCGCACGCGCAGAAGGCCCGATCCTCATTCTGCCCATGCCAGGCCGTTGGCCGGCCCAGGTCGTCTTGCTCGATGACCACGTGGTCTATGGTCAGCGGCTGCCAGGTATTGCAGCGCCAGCACTGAACTTCCCAGCGCCGTTGGTCGGAAAGCAGCCACTTGTCGTGAATGCCCACGCCAGGATAAGTGGGCGTCGAAACCCAGACCTGTTCCTTGTAGGCGCTGTGGCCCAGACGCTTGACGGCCAGCGCTTCTACGCCAGTCGGCATCTCGTCAAACTCGTCGTATACCACCAGGTCAACCGGCACCGACTTCAGGCGACTGGCCCCGGAGCGTGGCCCACCATCGCCTGACTGCTTGGCTTGCAACTGCGCGCCGCGCAGCACCAGCCATCGGTCCCTAACGCGCTTCAATTGCACCCGGTCGCTACCGCGCTTCCCGTCCACCCTGCCGGCTACCACGACTTCGGCCAGGTACGGGGATGCTTCCAGCGCCGTGCCAATGCGCATCTGCGAGAAGTCAGAAATATCCGAGTTTGTCGGCAGCAGGTAGAGCACGTTCATCTGGCGCACGTCGCATGACCAGATGGCTCGTGAGATGCAATACTCCGACGCGCCGCCCTGGCCAGACTTCATGATGACCAGTTCGCGGCTCTTGTCCTTGTACACTCCGGCCAGGTATCGGTGGCCAGTCAGGTCGAACGGCACACCTTCCGCCAAAAATCGGCGATATTTCGTGACCCAGGTCAGAAGCGGCGTCGGTTTACTCGAAGTCGTCTTCGTCCTCTGGACTTCCCGCAGCGCTTCCAGCATCAGAAGGTTTTGACTTGCTGCTGACAGAAGCGGAGAGGGCTTTGACTGTCGTGTTGAGAACGTCATCAGGATCGAGACCCATTTCGGCAGCTTCTTGTCGCCAAGCAGTCAAGTCAACTTTGTCTGGCTGGTCGTAGCCCAGCATCTTGGCTCTGCGCTCCAGTACCTTCAGCATTCTGTCGATTGCTGCGTAATTTCCAGCTTTCACTTCGTCCCAGATGGCGTTAAGCGCTACGTCCATCCTGCGCATGTCGAGTGTAACGTGATCGTCAACTGTCTTGACCTGTTCGGCTCGCCATCTGGCCATCAGCACTTTTACGTCTCCCGCAACGGTGCCCACACTTACGCCAGCACCTGCGGCGATGTCTCGATAGTTGGCTCCGGCCAAAAGATTCGCAGCTACGATTTTCCTGCGGTGCTCAACTTCGGCAGATTTTTTCTTGGATGGCGGCATTCTTGTTCAACTCCATTATGTTCAATCTTTCGCGGACTCGGCCCATCCGGCGATAACTTCCCATTCCTTGCCCTTTTCCAACTTGCCAGCGCTGCGCAGTCTGTCCAAAGCGCGCTTTACGGTGGCAGCAGCCTGCGCCGGCACGTAGGCCGAACCTGTGACCAACTCGACATTCACGTCACGCACGCCCTTGCGAGCGTTACCGTCTTCAGACCTCCAGCCGCTGTCCAGGTCTTCCAGGTGATTATTGAACACGTCCAACACGACCTTAACTCCGGTCGCCACGCTCTGAATCCCATGCGCTCGGCTGGCCAGTTCTACCGCGTCCAGCCAGGCGTCATACTGCGCCCAACGCGCGGTCCATATCGTTGACCCCGAACCGTACTTCTTGGCTTCTTCCCAGACCTTTTTTGCTTCCTCCAGTTCGTCAGGCAAGAAGGTCATCGACACAACCTGAAATTTCAGATTGGCCTCTGAAATGCTGGTTGTGTCAACTTCTTGCAGCAGACCTAGTGTCTTGTCATCCAGACCCGCATAAACACGCCAGGAGATGTCTTCGATCCCGCTGTAAATGATCTTGAGAACAGCCGGATCGTCTTCCCCTGTTAGCTCGTTGTGGGAAAGCTGGATGGCGGTCCTCTGGTCCTTCGTCAAGTGAATGTCCGTGACCTGAAAATCTATGACCTGAAGCCCGGCATCGATAGCTGCGCTGACTCTGTGGTTTCCTGAAAGCACTTCGTAAACCGGCTCGCCATCGTCGGTGTAAACAGGCTCCCGCGTCTCGTCATCGTGCAGATGCCAGCCAAACGGAATTTGGGTCAGCACGCCATCCTGCTTGATGTTGTCAACCAGCTTCATGTAGGTCTCATGCCTCATGTAGCGAGCGTTCAACTCTAGCAGTTTGATCTTGCGCGGGTCAATCTTTATGGTCGTGGTGGGTATCCGCACATTAGTTGCGTTTGCCATGTCGCTTCTTCCATTCCTGCAAGCCTTCGTTTAGGGTCCAGCGTCCGATTGGTGCCATGTAGTTCAGCATGTAGCGCTGAGAAAAGCGCCGCGCGTCTGCCGGGTCGCCTTCTTTCCCGGCGTCCTTGTTCTCTTTTCGGCTGACAAGCTCAAACAGACCTCTATACTTCATAGACACCGGTTTTTCTGCAAACGCCGTGGTCAATACCTCGCGGATTCTGTGGTTAGCCGCTCTCTCTGCCAAAAGCTGACTTTCCTTGGACAGCGCCGCAAACAAAACCAGCTTGGCCAGGTTCTTATAGTCCGTAGGGCGCACCGGGAAATCGGACAGCATGTAAATGCGCCTCACGTCAGTCGGACCATGCGAAGCAGGCGCTGTTGAGAACGCATACACTCCGACCAGGAACCCGTCTACCAGCACAGCAACAGGGAGACTGGCTATCCCTGGCCTGATGTGGATATTCATATACTGGCTACGCAGGGCCTGAAATTGCTTGTAGTTCAGCGGCGCAATCGTCATCTCACTGCCCACTTCTACGCCAGGAGATAGGCGCTTCACCAAGACGCTTTCGGTTTCTTGTCGCGGCGTCACAACACGAACTGCGCCGTTGCTGGCGTAAATATAGATAGGCACCCCGCGGTTGGTTGTCTTGGCCATTCCCCTCAGCCACTGGGCGTACTCGTCAAGTCTGCGATTGCTCCCGAATAGCCAATGATCTCGACCTGTCATACTCTCGAAGAAGGCATCTTTAGCCTTGTCGTCTAACGGCTGATAGGTAGGCTTTGGCCAGTCGAAAATCAACTCCAGTTTCTTGTACTGATTCTCGTAGTCCAACGCAAAGAACGGCGGATAAGAGATGAACCCAGCGCTGCTGGGCACACTCTGTACCCAGGTAGACACGTCCTCGTTTCCGTAAGAGGCAAGAGAAAGCGGTACTTGCAGGTACTTGGCTGTGGTTTTCTCGTGCATTTCCGGCCATTGTGCGCGAGTCGCCCGCAGCATCCTCCGCCAATAATCGTTGTCCTTGACCGACCCGTCAGCAGAAATGACGTTGACCAACTTGCTCGCCAGTATCACCGTCGCAGCGCGCTGCGCTGGGTCTGCCATGTGCGGCAGCATCCAGGCGAAGTTCTCTGCAATCTCCGGCTTTAGACTTACATCGACTTTCCCGCCAGCAAAGAAGTCCCCCAGCACGTAGGTGTAAATCGATACATCGTTGGAATGCAGCCGAAACCTTCCCAAAGGAGCCAGCGCGCGTTCTACCGTCAGGTTGCCTGAGCACCCGACGTAGATGTCTGTCGCATTCCAAGCCTTCACCGACTCTACCATGATCCGCTGCGCATCAGCGGGTACGCTTCCGTGAAACATTCCTACCTAACCTTAAATTTTCCAGAAAACTCGGATTTTGCCAGTTTTTCACTTGCAATTCCGTACACTGTATGGTATACTGTTGTCACGATCAAACACCAATCTACTTCAGCCACAAGGAGCACAAGCCATAGCAGCCATGACAGAAGTTACGAACATCCCAGTCAACCAAGTCGAGCCTGGCAATAATGATCGCCAGGTTTTCGACCGCCAGAAGCTGGAAGACCTGGCTGCCAGCATTCAGAAAAACGGTCTGGCGCAGCCAATCACCGTGCGGCCAATCGCTACCAAGTGCCCACGGTGTAACCAGCGTTACACGGACAGCGACGGCCTTTGCTTCGCCTGTACTGACACCATGATGGTCACGGTCACTGTCTACCAGATCGTGGCCGGCGAGCGCAGGTTTCGGGCCATCTCGCAGGTTCTGGGCTGGCCAACCGTTCCTGCCATCATCCGTAAACTGACGGACGAGGAAGCCAGCGCCATCATGCTGGTTGAGAACACCAGCCGGGAAGACCTAAACCCGATTGACGAGGCCACTGCTTACCGGACCCGACAACAGGTCTACGGTTGGAGCGTTGAGCGCATCGCCGAGACTGCCGGCAAAAGCCCCGACCTGGTGAAGCGCCGCTTGTCCCTTCTGGTCCTGACGCCTGACATTCAGCGGCTGGTTGCGACCGGCAACCTGCCCGTCGGCCACGCCGAAGCTCTGTCTGGTCTCACCCAGTACGGTCAGACCACGGCCATGCGCATCTACCAGCAGAGTCGAAACCTGATACCGCTCTCGACTTTTCGCAACCTGGTGAGCGACATCGCCACCAACGAAGGTCAAGCAGCCCTGTTTGATCTGGAAGACTACTGGACCAAAAAGGTGCTGACGGAAGACGTTCACTTCCGCGGAAAGAAGGCTATTCCGAAAGTTCCGACTCGCTCCGACCTTCCCGCAATACCTGCCGCAACGTCACCAAACACTGGCGCATTGCTGGATCATTACATCTCCCAGTTGTTACGGCACGACTTGACATCTGAGGCAGCTTTGCTTGGGTCAATCTATACAGCAATGGTTCAAGCAAACCTGTGCTCTATCCCAGCCAATCCGCTTTGCCGATAGGAAATTTTCGCCATGACACCTACGCGCCGTCCCAGACTTTTCGAGCACCAAGACCTGCCCTTGTTCACTGGCCAAGCGCCAACCGTTCACCAGCCGGTCATCCTTCCATCCGGCCCCAGCGCCAGCCAATTGACGCTCGTGCCGTACCGGGTCTATCCGCACCGGCCCCTGATGGGCTTCCCGGCGATGGATTGCTTCAACTGCGGCATCGGCGATCCTGTGCAAATCTGGCACGGCTGCCCAGTGGAGATCGTTGAGACCAGCAAGGCGGACCCTGATCGCGCCCTTGTCCGAACCGTTGACGGTCATGTGCTGTACGCCTGGATCGACCGCGACATCATCGAGTAATTTGCAGAATAGTACACCATATGATATACTATTGCTATCACAATCAAGGAGTTAAGCTGCGTGACAAAAACTGTCTACACTGTCGGGTACAGCGGGCGCAAGCCTGAAGACCTAAAGCAGTTTGTGATTTACCTGGACGCTGTGTTGCTGGACATCCGGTTTTCTCCGGTCAGTCGTATTCCGCACTGGAACAAGATGGCGGTTGCCGATACCGTTGGCGGCGCGTACCAGCACGTCAAGGCTCTGGGCAATGTGAACTACAAAGGTGGTCCCGTGCAGATCGTTGACTACCAGCGAGGCAAGGCGATCATCGAAGCCAGCGAATGCCCGGTCATTCTGATGTGCGCCTGCGGTGATCCGACTCACTGCCATCGGACCGTGGTTGCCGAGATGCTCCGCAAGGACGGCTACACCGTGACCGAGTTGAACACCGCCAAGGCTCCGGCCACGCCCAAGGAACCGCCCAAGCCCAAGCCTGCGCAACTGAAGTTCTTCTAGCCATGACCGACCTGTTCAGCACCAAAGACGCAGCGGCCTACCTAAGGCTGTCTGTCAGCACGATAAAGAAACACGTCCACCGAACCGGCCTGCTGGTGCCAGACCAGAAGGCCGGCGGCAGCCTCGTCTTCACCAGGGAGACGTTGGACCGGTTCGCCGCGCAGCACCGGCCCCCTGGCCGGCCACGGAAGGAGACACCCGACCATGACGCAAGCCCTGACCCTGTTTGACATCGGTGACGTTCCTGCGGTCACAATTCGCGCCCAGAAAGCCGTGACCCTGCAAGACATCAGGCAGGAGGCTTTGTTCAGTACCGACTAAGAGTATTCGACTGGTAAAGTGCAAGCCCTGGCCGGGGCTTTTGTTTTCAGGAGCGGAACCCAGGGATCGAACCTGGCCCGTGCCTCTGGTGGAGGCCCATGCACCCTTACACCTGTTCCGCATTCTCCGCTTCGAGCACCAGTTTCACGACCGGCATCAGATGGCCGAACGGGTCTTTGGCCAGCATGTCGCTGGTGAACCGGAAGACCCGCCAGCCCAGAAGCTGGGCGTTGTTGATCTTCCAGCAGTCGCCCGCAAAGCCGGTCCCGCGCGAATGCCGGCCCAAGACGATCTCGCCGTTTTCGTCGCGCTTGCCCCACGTTCCGCCATCGATCTCGATAGCGATCTTGGCCGGCAGGTAGGCACGGTCGAAACGCCAGTCAGCCAGCCCGGCCTCGGCCAATCTGGCGCGCAGCCCCTTCCCCGGACCGCCCACGGCTTCCGCCGCGAAGCGATACTGCGGCGTCAGGTCTGGCCCACCGCATTGTCGCCAACGGGTGTCAAAGATGCGTTCCAGCGCTTCCTTGTCAGAAGACATCAGCCTATCTCTCTCAAGTACTCTATCTGGTCGTCAATCTGTGACAGCATCTCGCCACGCACTTGGGCGCTTACAGGTAGCACCGTCACCAAGTTGCGGTAAGCCTTGGCAGCCAGGATAGCCGCGCGCAACCAGTTTGACTCTGGCGTTGCATCGGTGCTCACTGGTAGGCGGCACGTTGGGCAGATCATAGCCACTCCAGGAACCGGGCCGCCTGCGCATTGCCGTTGGTCCGGTAGCGATTGATCGCGGTCTCCGCGCTGTCCACCAGCCGGCGCGAAAACGCGTCATTGTTCAGCATCCTGAGCGTTTCCTTGACGATCCCAGACCAGTTGCCGTCTTGCACGGCCAGGCCCGTTTGCTCGTGCCACAGGTAGTCAGACCGCCCGCCACCGCTGTATGCGACCACCGCGCAGCGGCAGGCCATCGCCTCTTGGCACACCATGTCGAGACCCTCCGGGTAGGACAGACCCAGGTAGACCTCGTGCGACCACAGCAGGTCCCGCAATTCATCAGGCTTCATGGTCGGCTGAGCGACTGTCACCTGCACGCCTCTGTTGCGCAGTTCGTGCGCTATCTCGGCCAGGTTCTTGCCGGCGTTCTTGGCCGGCCCTGGCACAACCAGAACACCGTTGCGCCTGGTGCTGCCTGGCGGCGCTTGCCAGAACGGCGTCAGGATGCGCTCGACCAGCACCACAGGCGCTCCGCCTCTGGCAAGCGCCCACTGCCTGGTAAAGCGAGAAATCGCCAGGCAGTACCCGGCAAACTGAACATCGAAAGCGCCCTGGCAATATGGCACAATGCGGGCTTGGCCGGCTTCAGCCGCGAACGACGACCACCATTCAGGCGTGACCAGCACGTCGCCACGTTCCATGCCAACACTGCCAACCTGCTGCCAGTCGGACTCAATGTCTGGTGGCAGGAACCATGTTTCCAGACCGGGATCAGAGACCACCACAGCCTGCTGACCCATGCTGCGCAGCAACTGGGCCAGGGCGAAATAGGCGGTCACTCCGCCCGTTGGGACCTGAACAGCCGGCGCACGGAAGACCACCTTCATACGGTTGCGCTCCAGTCGGTGATAGCGTCGATGACTTCGCTCTGCTGCGCGTCTGTCATCGATGCGTAGAGGGGCAACGTCACCAAGCGCCGCCATTCTCGTTCAGTCACCTCCGGGGTGCGCTGGCTGGCGTATGGCGCATAGTAGGTCAACGGCTTGTAATGCACGCCGGCTGAAATGCCGCGTGTTGTCAGGTAGTCCAGCAGGCTATTGCGCAGCCCGGCCTCTGTCCGCACCACGAACAGGTGCCAGCAATGATCCATGCTGAAGGCCGGCAGTTGGAGCACGTCTAGCGTGCCAAGCTCCTGGCAATACCTGATAGCCAACTCGCGCCGCCGATCCAGTAGGATGCGAAAGCGCTTCAACTGCTCCAGCCCTATGGCGGCCTGAATGTCGTTCCAGTGGTACTTGTACCCGATCTCCTCAATGGCGTAATCCCAGCCATAGCGGCCCTGCGTCCTGGCCCAGGTATCCCGGTCGATGCCGCACCAACGCAACGCCCTCAGCCGGCTCGCAGTGCTGGCATCGTTCAGCAGCACCGCCCCTCCGTCCCCTGTGGCCAAAGGTTTCACCGGGTGGAAAGAGTAGACCACGAAATCGCCGTAGTGCTGCATCAGCGGCGCGTGGGCCGCATCCTCGATGATTGGTAGGCCCCAGTTGGCCCACGGCCCATGCGCCGGAAGACCGGCATAGTCCACTGGGATAATCGCCTTGGTGCGACTGGTTACGACCTGCGCCACACTCTCTGCGTCAATAGCCAGCGTGTCGGCGTCCACGTCTGCAAAGACCGGGGTAGCTCCCGTGTAGGAGACGGCCAGCGCGGTCGAGACGAAGGTCAGCGCGGGCACAATCACCTGATCGCCTGGCCCTACACCACAGGCCAGGAGGGCCAGGTGCAACGCAGCCGTGGCTGAGTTGACCGTGACCACTTCAGCATAGCCAGTGCGTCTGGCCAACTCGCCCTCGAACTCAGCGCACAGCGGCCCGTTGCCCCACCAGCCCGACAGCATCACGCGGCGCACCGCATCAAGCTCGGCGTGGGAGCACGACGGCTGCAAAAGCGGGATCGTCACAGCAGCCCCCCGTTCAGCGGTATCACAGCGCCGGTCATGTAGTCAGCCGCGATGCAAAAACGGATCGCTGCTGATACATTGGCAGAGTCGCCGAACTTGCCCATCGGAATCTTGGCGGTCACGGCTTCTGCAACCTTCCCGGTCAACGCCATGCCCATGCCGGCTTGGAAATAGCCCAGGGCCAGCGCGTTGACCGTCACGCCCTTGGTTGCGTTCTCGGCGGCCAGCGTTCTGGTCAGGCCGAACAGCCCGGATTTCGACGCTGCGTAGGCTGCGGTTCCTGGCACGCCCATCTGCCCCACGACCGAGGAGACGTTCACAATCCGACCCCATCCGAACGCCCGCATGTGCGGCAGGAACGCCCGGCTCATCAGCCATGCGCCTTTTAGGTTCGTGTTCAGTACCTGGTCCCAGGCATCCTCAGCCAGCTTGTGGGCCATACCGTCAATCGATACGCCGGCTAGGTTGACCAACACGACTGGCCCCAGCATCGGCAAGACCTGCGCGGCGAAAGCGGCCACGCTCTCGGCGTCTTGCACGTTCATCCGGTAGAAGGCCACGTGTTCAGCCATCGACTCAATCGGTGTCTGCCAGTATGTTCCGATCAGATCGTAGTTAGCCCACAGGCCAAAAGCCAAAGCACGCCCCAGCCCGCCCGACGCGCCAGTCAGAATGATGGTTGGCCTCGTCATGGCGTCCACCCCGGCAGCAAGGTGCGGCCCATCGCTGCGTACTCGACGCGCCTTTTGTCCCACGTCTGGCGATAATACTCGATACGTTGCACCAGCCCGCGCGGGTGCTCTCTTGTCGTGGTCAGGCGAAAGCCTACCGACTCGTGCAGGTGGAGGATTGCCGCATTGCTCACGAAAGCCTCGCCCCACACGCTGTCAAGCTGGAAGAACTCGAAAGCCATCGCCAGCATCATGTAGTCAATTTCTCTGGCGTAACCCTTGCCCCGGCACTCAGGAGCGACCAACAGCGGGCCGGCTTCCGCTGTTCTAGCGACGGGATCGATGTACAGCGCCGCTGTACCGACCGGTTTGTCGTACTGGTTCTCGACCATCCAGACCTGCTTGTATGGGGACTTGGCCGCTATCCAGGCTGCATGGCTATCCGGCGTGACCACCGTCTCGCTGAAGAACGCCGCGCGCGCCTCCGGTTGGTTGCGCCAGTAGCTGACCAAAACACCATCCTCGTACATCCCGGTCATGGGCCGCATCTTCAGCGTTGCAACGTAAGCCGCGGCGAGCAGATTGTTGAGAATTTCCAACTCGGTCACTTTGGCCATCCTTCTGCTTTGCGCCTTGCGAACGTTTCCCGGTCCACTGCGTTCCAACTGGCCCCGCTCTGGTACAGCGCATCACTCGGACCTGTCATCAGCGCCGGGTGATAATGCTTGAACCTGGCCTCCCGGCACACGACGTATGCTCCCCGCTCCCTGGCTCGCTCAGCCCACTCGACATCTGCCATGCAGTGCCGATAGAACGGCAGACCCAGGTAGCCGTCCATCACCGTGTCGATGTAGCTCCGGCTGGCCATCAGCAGGGAAGCGAAATGCCCAGGATCGTTCACGCCATCGTAGAGGCCCACAAAGCCCCCGACGTTGGCCGCCAGGCAGGCATCAATCCAGCCATCCGAAACCATTTCGCAGTCGTCCGCGAACGCCACGATCCACTCGCCGGTAGCATCCTCCAGGCCCACGTTAAACTTATCCTGTGGCCGGCCCAGGTAGTCAGCCGTCACGACGACGACCTTGACATCCGACCTGGCCGCCAGCGCCTGTTGGCTGGCCTGGTCCGGCTCGTCCAGCACGACGACGATCTCCGGCTCGTAGCTGCCCTGCGTGGCCCGGATCGAGCTTATCGCCCGCAGTAGGCTCTCTGTCCGGTCACGTGACGGAATGATGACAGAGATCAGCGTCACAATCCCCTCCGCTTACCCCACACGACGGCAAGAGGAAACAGGCCGACAACGCCGGTCACAAAACCAACGCTGAAATAGAAAAGTTCCGTGGGGATGTACACTGTCATCGTGATGCCCTCGCTACCAATTGACACGTGGCTACAAAGACTTCAAAGAGTCCTACCGGCCCCAGCCCCACTCTGCCTACTGAGCGCCCCAGACGCACGCACTGAGCTACTACCTGTTGCCGCTCGTCTTCTGGCAACCGCATCAGTGTTTCCCGCGCAGCGATCAACTTTGCCCGCTGCGCATCGGTATACATGCCGCGCTCAATCTTTGCGTCCTGCAACTCTTTCAGGAAGTGGTTAGAATTCACAGCGCGTCCTTGGCAGGTGTAGGCTCTGACTGGCCACCGTAGCGACCGGTCAACGTGTAGTCACGGGCCGGCTCTTTGCTCATGCGCATTACTGCTATCTGGGCCAGCTTCTGGCCTCGGCTCAGCTTCACTGGCCACTGCGTCCCGTTGGAGAGCACCATAGACAGCGTGCCGATAAATCCTGGGTCCACCCAGCCAGCGTGGGACAGCAGTAGCCCCATCCGGCCTGTGGAGCTTTTAAGCGTCATCAGTCCAGCCAAAGAGGAAGGCAAGCTCACTGTCTCCAGGGTGTCGAGCAGATACGTTCGTCCAGGCATGACGAGAAGGCTTTCGGTCTCGCGTGCGTCCAGCCAGCCAGACCGCGACCCGACTCTGAAGCGGCCAGACCACCGCAGGTCTACGCTTGCGGGGTTTACCAGTCCAGGTTCGTAAGGGATGATGCCGCGCGTGGCTGCCCATTCTGCTAACTCCATATCCGACAAGATCATGGTTGCCGCTTCCAGCTTTCTACTTCCGTGCCTTTGCACTGCCAATGCCCCGTGCGCACCGCTGCTGGCCCTTGCAGCCATGCCATTCGCTCGCGGTCGTCAGGGTGGATAAACCACAGCGAACCGTCAGTCGGGTCTTCATGGTTCATCCAGTTCAACGCTACGTGCCAGTCCAGGGCGGTCGGGTTTGCGTCTCCAAACCATCCACCCTCGATACCTGCCTCAGTTCTGTTATGCCAGACGTGGGCCGCTGCGATTTTGGCCTCGACCGGGCATCCTGGCGTTTCGCCCGCCAGTATGCGAGCCAACGCCAAGACCAGTAAGATGTGTGTCATGATAAAAGGGTGCCACGGCGGAGCAAGGGCGCTGGCGCGCCACCTGGATGAACCCAGATGTCACCACGGCGGAGCAAGGGCGCTGGCGCGTTCCTGTAGTAAAGAGGAACCAACCAGCCGTGCCGTTTCATTTTGGCATTGTCCTGGCCAGCGGACTTGAACCGCAGCAAGCGCTACAGCGCTCGTTGACCTACACCAGGCTTTGGAAAACAGAAGGCGGAGCAGACGCCAGCCAAACGCCTGCCCCGCCGCTCCCTGTCATGAAACGTCCAGCACTCCGGTTTTACGGTAGTTGTCCTGCGCCTGTTTTTCGTGCTCACAACACGCGGCCCACAAGGAGGGAAAGGAGGAGTACCACGCAACCGAACGTTTCATTCGCCGTCACCGATTACGAAAGGCAACGCAAGCACAGCATCGGCATCCACAGCCAAAGACCGCTGAACATAGTCCCAGACCAAATCGCAGAACTGTTCCCGGCTCACGTACTGAGACCCATGACCCCACTGGTCATACAGCACGCCGGCGTACAGCTTCACCCGTTCCTCAGTCACAGTCTGGCCAATTTGCGCCCGGATCGACGCGGCGACTGCGCCAATCTCGGCCAGC